CCTAATGGTAAGATTATTGTTATTCTGGATGAGTGCGCCGAGCTTTCTCCAGCCATTGTAAACACCTTCGAGGAAAACATCACTCAGAACCCGAATGTGCAGCTCATAGCCCTAGCGAATGCCAATAGCCCATTCGATACTTTTGGTGCTCTCTGTGAGCCAAAAGAAGGCGGATGGGACGCTTACAATCCCGATTGGGAGGAATGGGAAGGCAAGGGGGCGCATGTCCTACGGATCAACAACGAAACCTCGCCAAATATCCTTGAAGGACGGACCATCTACCCATTCTTGATGACTCGCGAGATGTTGGAAGAAAAACGAGAAAAGCTAGGGCAGCATACCCGTGCTTACTGGCGTGGCGTTCTAGGGGCGTTCCTACTGGATGGAGACGACGACAACATCTATTCTCCCGCCGAAATCCTCAAGGTTCCCAATGACTGCGTTTGGCAGGGCATCCCAACAAAGGTCTGTGGCATTGACTTGTCCTATACTAGCGGTGGCGATAAGACAATTATGACGATTGCCAGTATCGGTATTTGCACTGATGGGAAAAAGCGTCTCAAATTTGAGAAGCACATTGCCCTTAATGATGATGCCTCTAGGCGCGATGTAGATCGAACCACTCAGTTGATTGACCAGATCAAAGACATCTGTGCTAAAGAGGGCGTTGACATCAAAAACGTGGCAATCGACGCATCAGCAGGTGGCGGCAAGACCTTTGCAGATGCCATGTGGAGCAAGTGGGGCAATACCTTCCTGCGGGTGGACTTTGGCGGGAAAGCATCTGATCGACCCGTTTCCGCTGCTGATCGTGAGAAATCCAGTGTGCGCTACGCCAATCGAGTCTCTGAGCTTTGGGGAAGTGGCAAAGAACTCATCCGTTGCGACCAACTTCGCAATATCACAAAGGAAATGGCTGCTGAAATGACAGTCCGGCAATACAAAGACAACAAGGCTCAGGATGGTGGTTCTCGTATCCGAGTAGAGTCAAAGGTGGATATGAAGCGTAGAACAGGTAAAAGCCCTGACTACTTTGATAGTGCAGCCGTTCTTATTGAGCTATGCCGAGAAAGACATGGACTGTCTAGCATCGACAAGCCTGGCAATGTCCGAGAAGGAGGCCCAAGTCCATTGAAGAAGAAGTTCAACCAACTTGCGGGACTGTGGGCGGCATAAACGCATTGCCCAAGACTGCTCTAAAAATAGCTGTTTTGACAAGATCCTCGCCAACCTGAGACACCCAATGTTTTGTCATCTCAACCATCGTAGGATGATTGATATTGCCGTAAATCTCTAGCCAACCCGTGTAGTAGTTGTGTAGTTTGTCCTCGATGGTCAGCGGGAAAGTCCTTTGAGGCCAGTTGAAGCGATGATTCCAACCCATTTTAGGATGGCAAATCACCTTTCCACCACTGCGTCTAACTTTCTCAGCCATATACCACTCCTCACCACCGAACCCACGGAAGCCTTGGTTGATTTCTGGAGCGTTGGCTTTGACGAATGAGAAACAGCCCATGCCTTGTGCTGGAATCTCAAATGGCTGACCTGTCTTCATTCCGTCCTTGTTATCTCCCCAAATGCCAAAGTCATGCCCCCGCCATACGGGATTGATCTGCTCGCTGGTAGCTCTCAAGTTGTCATACAAAAGCGGACCCGTAAGCATGTTCTTGGAATCCAAGTTTGCTGACCAGTATTCCATCATGGCGGCAATAAAACCCGTTTGAAGCAGAACATGGCAATCTAGGCCAAGAATGATGTCGCCCTTTGCCAGCTTGAAAACGTCATACTTCACGAAGCTGCTCTTGCGGTCAGTGACATCCACCACGCGCATGTTCGGAACATCTTTAGCAAAATGCTTCAACTGTTTCCCATGTGCGCTGTCAGGGTTATTGTCTAAGACAAGAAACTCAGTGTTCTCCGGCAGATCTTGGTGCATTCGGATTGACTGGATGGAAAAAAAAAACTCCATCGAAATCATCGAAGGTTGCCATTGAGATGGTTAATTCTGTTTTTTTCATCGTTTTCTCTTAATTGATTTTGGTTGGGTTGTAGCTTTTTTCAAATCCCACCCAAGATACAACCTTTGATACAATAGGTGACGACTCATGTTAAATTTGATAGCCAACTCTGTGATGGTAAATGTTTTGTCATTCCAATAGAGTTTGATATTGTTTCTACGATTATTGTTTTGGGTTGTTCGATCCGCCCACCTACAATTCTGAACGCTGTATCCTTTATTTGAATCAATTCTATCAATGGAATGCCTTGATGAAGGCGGATCACCCATATCTGCGTAAAAAACATTAAAATCATTCCATCTTGGATCCATATCAATACCTCTTTTAGAATAATTGTGAGCGCCAGTTGCCATCGGGTTTGTTGCCCTAGTCTTCATTGCTGACCAAGAGGAATAAACTAAAGATCGAAATCCACGTTTTGATTTACCATGTGTTGTATTTCTTTTGATTAATCCAACCAATCGAACACATCCACATGATTTGCTCCCACCTGTTTTTAGATTATTCCCCCTACATGATATTTCATTACCGCAAGAACATTGACACAACCAAAAGGAACGACCTTTTTCTATTTTCACAAAAGACTTAACTTTTAGTTTCCCAAAAGTTCTTCCAATTAAAGATTCAATATTTGACGGAATTGGCGCGCTTATTAGTAAATCAGAAGCCTCTTGCATGGAATAGACATGTTGGATGTTAGGTGCGTCATCTTTCTTGAACCAAAGGTGGCGCACCACTCTTTACAAAATGAATGTTTTGTTGTCAACAACCATCATAATCATCGAAAGTTGCCATTGATATGGTTAGCGGTGTTGATGTCATATTTTTGTAAAAACCATTCCAGTATTTCGCATAAATTCTCTACGCATAGAAGAAGCTGATCGAATTTTTTGCGTTAAATCAATATTTAACTCATAATTCAAAGATGAGATTTTATCTACCCAATATTCAGAAGATTGGCAATTTACATGGTGATGTCCTTTTTTTCCGGGAAGCGCATGAGTAATACAAATCGCTTTAGATGCCAATCTAAATGCAGACATTACATTAGGTAAAAATTTTTCATCAACATGTTCAACAAATTCAACAGACCATACTAAATCTCTTGGCTCAGTAATAATTTCGCCAAGCGTAAAATCATGCGAGATAACATTTTTTCTTGCACACAATGGATCACCATCAATGCCAGTCCATGATATGCCCATTAAATCACATATTTTTTCCATGTGTCCTGGGCCGCATCCAACATCAATTACAGACTTTATAGCTAATTCATTTTTTAACATAGCCATAGTTCCAAAATCAATGTGTGTGATATGGCAATGCCCACCTAAATGAGATGGCGTTTTTATCATATTTGATTGAGCATAAATGAAGCAAAACTAAGCTCTTGTGGCAATGGGAAAAGTTCTTTTGAAGAAGCAAAAGCCTTCACAATATGAGCTATTTTATCCATTGGAGTTAGCTTGTGAAAACAATATTTCCACACAAGGAAATCCAAAAACTTGCTAATGTAAGCCTGATCGCACAGTTCAACTTTGTTCGTAATTGAACGACCAGTGTATTGCACAACTCCAGATTGCCAAAAATAACCTGGAGCATATTGCATTACATGTTTGCCAGCAGCAATCGCATCAACAACAAATGTGGAATTGTAAACCAAAACCATTTCTGCTTTTTCCATAACAGAAAAATCAACATGGTCACATTGACTGCCATGTTTTTGAGCAATGTTTTGAACTATTTCAAGCTCTGACGCATTACCCATAATAACTGGATGCAGTTTGATAAACGCTTTACTTTTGTAGTATGAGCAAGACTCATCAAGAAATTTATGATAATCGCCAGTTGATCCAGCTTTCCAAATGCTTCTATCGCCAGGATGTTGAGCAGCAATTACAACGCCATCCCATTCAATTTTTTTTTGAGATTGTCCAAATTTTGTTTTGGTTAATCCCATTGATTGCAATTGAGAAAATGGGATTTTTGCATCAAAAGACGCAATATAATTGCGAGCTAATGGAAAATTAAATGAAGATTTTTCATAAAGACCAACAGAATCAATATGTATTCCGTCCCAAAAAAATCCTGTCTCAATAGAAGCGCATCGGGTTTGATGAACTGTATCACCCCATGAAATAACAAAATTTTCAGGTTTATTTCTAATATCTCCTACCGTTTTTGATATTGTTATGTCGTAATTAGCTAATTTATTATAGTCCTGACTTTTTAAGTAATGCGGCCATAGTTGATCTACTATTATCATGGTGATGGTGATGTTGTTGTCGTAGGCGGCTGTGTGGTAGTAGTTGTTGTCGTAGTTGTAGTGGTAGTAGTAGTGGTTGGGCAAGTTGCCACTGCTGCTATTCCATTTGTGTAAAGATAAGTGGTAAATCCATAGATGAAGTAACCACTGAACGAAGTTGTCAGGCGATCATCAGTGTAAGCTGGAATGGTGCTGTTAAAGAATGAACTGCTTAAATAAATGGTTACAGGATTTCCATCGCAATCCACTCCACTGTAAGCATAGCCCGGAGGTGGCGTTGTTGTGGTCGTAGTGGTCGAGCTTGTAGTTGTGCTGGAGGTTGTGGTCGAGCTTGTAGTTGTGCTAGAAGTTGTCGTAGAACTTGTCGTAGTTGGACCCGGAGTAGTAGTTGTGGTTGATGGAGTAGGTGGCCTTGGGCCAGGACCAATCCATATAACCACACCATCAAAAATACTTCCATTGCTAGCTTGAATGCTTATATTTGATCCTGATGTGAATGGTGTGTTGTTATTGGCAAAGCTCTCTGTTTGCACATTTGATTTTGGCAAATTGTTTACAATCAGAGAGTTATTGCTTCTTGGAACATCAACACCAATTCCAGCCATCCCCCAAGTCCAATTCCGAGTATTGAATGGACTGCTGGTAGGATCAAAGTCGCCTTGGACACCTTGTATCATTGTATAACTTCGTCTGGAGGACTTGGCGGGTAGATTGTTACACGCTCACGCAGCCAAAGCCCATTGGTAGGTTGTTGTCTATCCTCAATGATAAAAGGCGACCAATCAAGGAAATTAGTAGCCGGAAAGATCTGCTTATCAGAATTGCGACTTAGTGGTGCTGAAACAACTCCAACTCCATATACAGGAGATTCATTCTGCAATTTAGGAAATACTACAGTTGGATGTAAGCAACGCTCAAAACGAACAGACAAACCAATATAAAAACCATCAATGTCTGTTGGAACAGGCTGTTCGTGTATTAGCTCATTTTCCGGCCATGCAATATCGCTCAAAAATTGTTCAACCTTGATAGTTGAATTATTGCCTACCGCTGGTCTATAACGATAACGTGGCAACAAACGATCTGTTGTTTTTGTTGAAGTTCCGACATTAACAGCTTGCGGGAAATCATCCGCTTTTGCGACCCACAAATCTTCCAATACAGAAGGCCAAGTGTATTGGCGTGTGTCATACCAATAATTGAAAGGCTTATTGCGCTGTGCTGCGGTTTTGGGTTTGCCAAAATACAAAGTCACATGGTCAGCGTCACCTTTTTCACTGCGGAGGTAAACATAGTCACCATACCCCGGAAACTTACTCAAGAACTCACGGCCAACTGTCCATCCGCATTGACGAAAAGTTGTTGGTTGCTTGCCATCAATCTTTGCAGACTGAGCGGATAAGAGTGTCGAACCATCTGGAAATACAAGTCCTGGACCTACTCTGTCCTGTGGAATGCGGACACTGAACATAAACTCCTCTTGATGAGGGGTCGTTAGGACTTGGAAATCGCTAGGCATTACTCGGTTTCAGGAGGGTTATCAAGAATCTGATCGCCTTGCATATATTCAGCATAGAGATAACGCGGATCTACGCTGGCTCCACGGTCAAAAATCCAGAATGTTCTATTGAGTAGCGTTTGACGAAGTGGCGCATGAGCAGCTTCGTCTGAGTAAAGGGTAAGGTTGTTGTTGTTTTGAATGTTGAACGTGCCAGAAGGAAACGACAATGTAAAATCTGGATTACCAATTCCCGGAAGAACTGTGCTATAATTACCACTTGATCCAGTTGCGCCAGCAGCTTGTCCAGAAGCCGAAGTTTGAAAAATATCCCGAAACTCAGACGACCAAACACGCATTTGAGCATTCGACACAATCACCGATCCCGACACAATGTTGGTAGTGAAGTCAATCGCAGACCCGCCTTGAGTCAAAGATAGCTGGCAAGTCGCTCCACTGGCCGCAATGACATAATAAGCCGTATTCGCAGTAAGTCCGCTACCCCCTACGATATTCGTAAAAGTAACCTGCATCCCATTTGCCAAGGTTGCGCCCGTAATGGTTACTACGTTTGTCGTAGCATTCCCCGTTACGGAAGCATAGGCCGTCTGAGAGCCAGAAAGAAAAACTTCCAGAACCTTGCTGCATTTCTGCCAGCGGCGGTCCTTGCGGTAAAGATAAAGGTCTGAAGCAGCCATGATTTTGCATTTTAACCGCTTGACAGGGGAAGGCAAGCGGGATTACTGTGCCATCAGCTTGAAAGAGCGTGCTTCGGGTGCAACTGGAGCAATCTGGTTTTCCGAAGCAAAAAGCCCGATTTCCGCTTGCACCCCGGAGTCGGGCTTTTTCATGCTCTGATTCTTAGCCTACTCAGTCAAAGAGGCTATCCGACAAGTTATCACGTTGAGAAACGTCATGGTTTGTCAGCCGTAAGGCAAGAACGCTCTACATGCAGCCGTGAGACAGCAGTGCTTCCCGTAGCGGCCAAAAACGGGAGACTCGTTGGGGGCTTATATGCCGTTGCGAGGATAAACAAGTTCGGCAAGCACTTCCCTATTCCTACTCATTTCCATGAGGGGAGGGGGAGCATTGCCTGAGAGTCTTTTTCTTGTTTAACCATGAACTACCGCGAATATTTAAAAACTGCTCACTGGCATTCTAAACGTGAGGCAAAACTTATCGAGGCCAATTTTTGTTGTCAAAAATGCCGTCGTAAAAGTCGCCTTCAAGTGCATCACTTGTCTTACAAAAGGTTAGGCCGCGAACTCTTGAGTGATCTTCAAGTTTTGTGTGAAAGTTGTCACGAAAAAGAACATCAAATTTTTCCTGTTTATATAGATGATTGGCGCATTCCACAAAAACCTCGCAAGAATGCTAAACCTTTGCGGGAAAGGCCAATTCACCCTTTGTTTAAATACGTGAAACCCCTTCGAGACGGAATAATTGATTAATCAATCATACCCCTAACCAAATTGCCAAAATGAATACGCCAGACTACTACATGCCAAAAGTGACAAGCAAACTTCACATTGACCTCAATATGACCAACGACATCACCGAACTGAAACGCAAACTAGCCGAGCAAGACGAGATCATCCGAGAACTCAACGAACGAGCTTCCAGCCATCTCATCACTATGCTGAACACCGTTCAAAAGTTGAAACTGGAAAACGATATGATGAACGCCAAACTGCGTCAGAAAAACCAATGAATTTATACAGAAGAACCCAGCAACTCCAAGGGGCAGAACGAACAATGCAAAAGGCTGAGAAGGCCATGCGCGAAATCTGCAAGGCTATTGGCAAAGAACTGCGTCAAATGCGGGAAGATCGTCATATCAAGCAAGTTACGCTGGCAAAGCAGTTGGGCATAAGTCCCTCCCATCTGTTTGAGATTGAAGATGGCTCTGTGATGCTGGATGAAAAAAGGTTGAAGCAGATTTATTGGCAGATCAAAGGTGCTACATGAACCTTTGCCCAAGATGCTATGCCAATGGACGATCTTTGTGGCCTACTTCATGTTTGTGCGTAGATGGTGGTGCTCTCAAGCCTTCCGAGTTTCACGCATGGAACGCCACTCGTAGAATACCCTACAATCTCCCAAAGCAGGAAAGGCCCGTTTTTAAACCAATCGTAAAACAAACCAAACTTGTGTTTGGTCAAAACATGAAAAGACCTCAACGGGCAAAAAGCTGATTCCAATTTGCTAACATTGGATTAAGACGCTCGCCTGAGTCTTGATGCAATCGGCATTTGCAGTTGTTTTCTAGTGAGCATTCAATCCAGACAACTCCTGGCTCACAGTGCAGTTTGGGATGCTGCTTGTGGCGGCAAACGGCCTTGGCTTCAAAAGCGTTCTTGATTTTCTCGTAGTCAGTCATGCGTTAATGCGAATACGGCTGCGAATCCTAGACACATGCCGAGTTTTGCGAAGAACAGCACCACCTTCGCGGGATCCTGCTCCATCCGTGTTCCCTTCAATGACACGGACATTGCCATTCTTGTCCGGTGCTGAGATGGCGATACCAATATGGCTGAACGTGAAGATCACAATGTCGCCAGCTTGAATATCGTTCTTATGAGGTTTGCGTGTGTTTGTTGTGTCGTCTTGAGCCAATGACCAGTTTTCAAAGTCCCATGCGCCAGCAGTCCGAGGACGCTTAAACGTCTTGGTTTCTTTGACACCAGAAAGTGCCAAAGCTTCTCGGAAGCACCAGCAGACAAATGCAGCGCACCAAGGCCATCCGAGCTTGGGATTCAGCCAAGTCGCAGCCTTGTATTCGTCCACGCGAGGTCCACAGTTTGTTCCATTGACTTCAGTGACGCCAATTTCTTTGGTGGCTATTTGAACGATGGCTTCTGAAAGTTTCATTTATTGGACGTGTAAATGATGATGACGCCCCAAACGAATAGGGCAATCGCGGTAAAGGTTAAGCCGAAAAGCTGAGCGAATGAGAACTCTTGAATCATGGGAGGCTGTCTGGCTCGATCATACGAGTATTGTTTTTGTGAAGGAACTTCGCCAGATCGGTGCTGAGTTTGTCCACAACATCTTCTGGTAAAGCCCACTCCCATTCATGTAAGAACTCATGGATGAGGATGCGTAGGTGCGGTTGGCCTTTGAGCCTGGTATCAATCTCAATCTCACCGTTGCCATGGGCTAAGCCAAGGGCGCGGTATCGCCCTAGCTTTCGCCTAGTCACGGTGATTGAGGTCGCTTTCACAGCTTGGTTCGGACTTGCTTGACCATCAAAGTATTGGACCCACGCACGTTTTTGGCGATCTGATAATCCGTGTAGCGAGGATGACGCTTGATAGCTTTTTTGATTTTGCTTTCAAGATCGTTGGCTTGAGGCTTTGCCAATGGTCCATCGGATTCTTGCCTTTGCCGGTAGCATTTGACTCGGATCGTCATGCGCCGTTTAGCATCCCAAACAGGAAACTCTTGGGCTTCAAAGACGCCTGATGCAAGTCCGCCACGAAGAAGATCGTGGACACGTTCTGGGGCGCATTGCAGTTCGATGGCTATTTTTTCTTTGGTGTCCCATCCAGCAGGGACGCGATATTTCTCAATGTTGATCTTATCAATGGCTTTTTGCCAGTTCATAGGTTTGTTTTGGCGGGTTATCAGACGAAAATGGGGAACGTGACCGTCCTTCCATATCGTTTGTCAAAGATGAAGCCAGTCTGTGAAGGTGGCTCGTAGGGTGCTTTGATTGCTACGGAGTAAGCATTGAAACCGATAAGTGAGTTGTGAACCCCCATGCCTCCAACATTATAAGTGTGAGGACCAGATACTTGAAGGTCAAAAACGGTAACTTTGTCATCCAGCCTGCCGCGATAGTCAATTCTAACAAATCGCTTTCCGTCAACAAATGCAACATCTTGCCCTTTAACAAAACCAAGGTGATATGATTCGCAAAATCCTTTTACATGTCCTTTAGGGCGTTTGTTGCGAAGATAAAGCATTGAGTTAAAACGAGTGCCAACACTAAGCCAATGAATACCCCAAGCAAGCTGCCTAGAGGCAGATGTTCCGCCCATTTGCTTGCAACGGTGTCCGTCTCCATCATACCATCCTTGGACAAATGCTTCCCGACATTCTTTGGTTAAGGAAAATATCCAATCGGGTATTTTCTTTTCATAACAAGTGTGCCCAAACCACGCTTGCCATTGTTCGGCAATTTCTTTCCCGTGGTATTCAAGTCCACTGGTTGTTCTTTTTTCTCGTGTGTAAATGTAGCCAATCTTTCCAAAATGTTTGTCCAAAATTGATTTTGCCCTTTCAAGAACTGGAAGCTCTTTGATGTGCATTGTAAAACCAATTTTATTAACGTAGCCTTTGGCACCAGCACCAATAAGAGAATGTCCTTCTGCGGTAAATAAACCATAAACCCACAAAAGATCGGTGTCGTAAATTTTGTCGCCTTGCAATTCTGGTGTGCAGACCCAATCGCCTTCCGACAAATCTTCTGCTTTAATCCACCGAGGCTTTTCTTTATTGGGATGCGTCTTCATGGGAGACAGCCTTTGTCTTAATTGGCTTTCTCCTTTGATGGCAAAAAACTCATGATTGGGTGTGCATTTAATAAAATCTGGCAATCCCTTTGCGCGAATTTCAATCAACCCGTTTTCTGAAATTTTTTGCATAGTAGCCTCAACCGTCTGAAGCGACCCATCGTGTGCAAAAACTTTATCACCTTTTTTTACATCACGAATTTCGACAATCCCATTTGGAGTCATAACCTTAGCCTCTCCCGTAAAGCAACCATTGCATACCCACTTGGGATTTTGTTGCGACTGATGCCAATGCCCAAAGATGTCGAGGTCTGCTGGAACCCCTTTGTTCCATGCAGCGATAGCTTTTTCGACTGGAATGGTCAGACCACCGACACCACCTTGGTATTGCAAACCGTCTCCGTGGTGAATGCGGAGTGTCTTGCCGTAAAGGTCAAGAAGCAGATGGTAACCGTCAGAGACATGCCAAGAGGCTTTGTCCTTCAGATGCTTTGCCATCGTCTTGTAGAGCATCCATTCGTAGCTGTTTGCCGCACCTGTGGCGTGTCGGGGTTTTTTGGTGCTATTACCACTAACAAGTGGTATTCCATTTCTGCGCGTAATAAGTGTTCCATTCGGAACGGTTCCGCACCAAATGGTTCCTTCATAATCAACCTCAAAAACTTGATTTTTAAAATCGTTAATATGACCCCTTTTACTTTTGGGAAGCGAAAGAATTGAATCGCCACGATTGTCTTTTCTTACTCTAGCGGCAATGCCATGTATTACAGCCAAAGATTGAAGTTGACTCAAAAAATGCTCTCTTCCATAAATTACGCACTCTTCGCCTCTGGTGTGCCCATCTCCATCTATTACAGATGAAAGAAAAATACCAAACTGCCTTGTGGACAAGTCCATAAACCACTCTGGAAATACATACTTATCTGGAAGTAGATCAGTTATCCATTTGGATGACTCAGAAGAAAGAGTAAAGGATCGCTCAGTTAATTTACTTAAAAGTGGCCTCCCGCAAACATGTGCCGTATCTCGATCTCTTGCAAAATCGCCATAGCACAATCCTAGCCGGTTAAGAATGTCCTGAATTTTATCAATACCCTCTTGTTTGCTCTGGTGTATTCTTACAGAGATGCGTCCTCGTTGATGGCCATACGATCCATCCGTCATAATCCATCCTAAAAGTCGTAATACATCATCGCATATAACCACAGGCTCTTCATCTTGGCCTAATGCACACTTGGGCCAAGTAAGTGATCCAAACGATCCTTTATCAACAATGGTCTGAATATCCTCAAATTTATCATTTCCCGTGTGTGTTTTTACGACCATTCGATGATTTGGTGTCACCTTATAATCGGCGGTTGCCGTTTTAACATGAATCATCTTACCTGTATAAGCAGAAATGAAAATATCTGTTAGTTCTTGCCATTGGTTTTTACCTGTTTCCATGTTGTAGGTAGCAACGACATCGCCAATTTTAATCTCGTTGTATTTCCTCCATCCATGGCGCGTAAGCAATTCTGTTTCGTCATCATGGCATCTGCCATGATTTCCATACACACAGGGTATTGAAATTTCCCCAAAATGCTTGGAAAGTAGATCAACTCCGCTGGCAATTTGGTCTTGCAGCCATAGGACCGTCTGTGTTGGCGATAGAGCGTTGTTCTCCATCAATTCCTCATGGATGTAGCCCGTCATCAGGTCGCCCCCTAAAACAAGCACTAAACGCTCAATTTTGGCTCCATGCCGTTGAATCTCAGCCATGCGGACAATGGACTGCCAAAAACGGTTAATGCGCTGCTCGGCAATATCGAGGTTGAACTCGTTGAGGCCGTTGATCGTCTTGCCCTCAACCGTTTCTTCCACATGCCAGTCAGAGGCTACGGCAACAAAAGTGGCCTCGGCATCGGTTTCCTTGGCAACTTTGATTTTGGATGCCACTGGCTTTTCGCCGGAAATGCCAAGGGCAATGTTGAGTTGCTGATCCTTTTCGGCAATGACGGCAAGGAGCTTCTTGCGCTCTACCTCATGGTCCGCCACCGTTTTCTTGTGACGAATCTCTTGGGTTTCGTGGACAGCGGCAGACCAGTTTTTCATGGCTTAAATGGGGGGAGATTTATTTCTTCATCCCCTTGGGAATCTTCCCAAATGGAATGCCAAGGAACGATAAAGTATTTTTACCTTGGGTTTTGACAGCTTTCTTGACAGTTTTCTTTGTAGAGGATGCTTTGTTGTGTTTCATGGTAGTATTTTAAGGTCTAAGTGCTTCTTGGACTCGTTTCAAGTAAAGATCGGCTGAATACCAGCGTTCGTCAACTTGGGCGCGATAAAGTCCTTGTTTCGTCTGGATCTTCGTTCCCGCCAAGATTTCGAGTGTGTCCGGCGAGTAAAGCTGCATGGAGTCTTCGACGGTAGGTGAGCGCTGAGCGCAAGCGGTCAGCAGAAGCCCTGTCAGTAGGATTACCCGTTTTTTCATACCGAATGATCTTCTCTGTGAGCTGTTCACATTCATCTGTGATCTTCCAGGCCAACCATAATGGAAACGCTTTAGCAGAGGCGGCAAAGCCTTCTAAAACAGCCGTTATAGCGGCAAAGAGTATCATTTCTTGTCGGTGACATTAAGGCCAATATGCTTGAGAAAAGCGATAATCTTCTCAAGAACCGTGTCGTCCTTGGGAGTAGGGGTTAGCTTCACAATGATGCGAGCGGCACCCATAATGAGGCCAATAGCAGCACCGATTTCAACCCAATGATTCACAACGTAATTCACAATGTTCATAGTTTTAGTTAGTTAGACGGCTCAATCTGGCATCATTTCTTAATTGTGCTAGTAGCAACTCGGCTCAGAGTTCCTTTGATTTCGGAAATATCTTTGGTGTGCTCATCAATCTTGCCCTCATGGGCATCAAGACGCTGTTGATGGACATTGATAATGGCTTCTGTCCTGCCCTTAATTTCACCAACACTCATCACCTGAATGCCTATGGTTGTTAAGGCGGTAACAACACCAAGGGTTATGAGAAGTTTATTCTGTGCTTTTTCGCTCATGGTTAGTTTGAAATGAAAAGATTAACCATCTTGGAGGGTGGATTGTTTTTGGATGAGTTGGTCAATAAAGGAAAAGGCTTCTAGCAGTTTCATGGTGGTTATGCGTTTGCTATGGTGGTTACAGTGCCAGAACTGCCGCGATACTTGAGTGCTCCGGCCTCAACATAAAGAATACCTCCGCCAGTAGGATTTGTGCTAGGAACGGGAGAGGCATTGCTAATAGCAAGCGCACCACTGCCATCACCAAGTTTGGATGAACTAATACTGCCAGCAAGCATAGTATTAGTAATGCCGTTGGATGGCACTGTGAGTGATCCTGAACTAAGGTTCAAACCAGAACCTACGGTGATTTCTTGTCCCACAGCAAAGGTGCCGCCAGTGCCAAAAAGACGATTGCTATTTGAACCTGTAATCTGGTTCGGTGCGACAGTATTTTGAATCGCTAGAAAACCAAGCCCAAGAGTAAATCGAGCAGTCACAGCATCTGCATCGTCAATCAGAGTGCGCCCAAAGCTAGATAAATCCGTAACCGCTGCTGTGCCAGAGCCGATGAAGTAGGGCAGTTTATTCGCCGCACTAGTAAGTCCAGCCAAAGCATTCAAATTTGCATTGGCAGTTTGATACACCCAATTTACACGAATGAATAAAGTGCCGTTATTAGGATGAGCATGAACTACTGCCGCCACTTGAACAATATCACCTGTGGTCGGGGCTACATTGGTTAAACTACCACTGGTGTTGCCAGCGTAAAGGATGTTGCCATCCACCCAAGTTTGCGAATAGTTACCACCGTTGGTTTGAATGCCGCGAAGTTTGCCGAAAGCAATGACAAAACCTTCAGTTCCATTTGCTAAAGATTCTGCCGTCAACCCCATGAAGTAAGTAGATGGTCCAACTCCATCCCAAGGTTTCACAAGCAACTTGCCACTGTTGCCAGTCGTTCCAGCGAACATTACTGGCACACCTTTGGCAATCGGACTTCCAGTTGAGTTTTTGACATGGAAAACAACATGCTCGCCCACATGAAGGGCAAAGCCATTAAGCTGAATATCAACGGTTTCCTCGTCCACATTCCACATGGCTTGACCCTGTGTAGTCAAACTGCCAGTTGGGGTGGTATCAAAAGCAATACTGTTGACGTTGGCTAGATCACCAAAATCCGACTCGGTAATTTGACTATTTTGAATGATCTTCCCACTCGTCCCATCAAAACGAACTAACTGATTATCAAGCGATGTGCTAGAACTGGTTACATCACCCACTCCGCTAGATGGCGGCGCAACATTGACCAAAACTTCACCAGCAATCGTGGTATTAACTACAATCGCTCCATCCACCGTTACTTCAACCGTAGGCGCTGAATCTCCAGTAACAATGATGGTGGGTTCATTCATGTAATCGAAGTGTAATTGGGTAGAACTTCTCCAGTTCCGTCAAGTGGCGTAAAAACATAAGTAGGCGATGAATCATCTGATGTTTCAATCTGCCAAATGTATTTACCAACTGGAAGGCTGTATCTGCCGGGATTGACTGTGAAAGTCCAGTTTGCAGCACTTGTAATTGTGATGTCGCCGTTTGCACTGGTAAGCTCCAACGCAGGAACGGTATTTTGGGCGGCTACTTTGAAACCCATCTTGACTGAATCAAGATTACCGGGAGCCAACGGATTCTGAATGGTGATGGACGACAAGCCATTCCAAGTGTCACCAGACACCCAGACGACCATCGCGTTGACTTCTGGTGAGGTTGCAGGGCGCATAATGATTTACCAAACTCTAGGTAATGGGAAGGTGACGTTAGTTCCAGCAGTCATGCCAGAAATGTTGAAGCTGCTTGTGGCAGTAATTGAACCTGTGCCGCCACCAATGTTGCCAACAAGTTGAACTGTTCCGTTGTTGGTGGTAACTGTCCCTGAATTGCTTGATACAGTTCCACCACTTGCATTGGTTGTAACTATTCCTGAATTGCTTGTAACCAAGCCATTACTAGTAGTAATATTGCCATTATTGGTTGTTACTGACCCATTGTTGGTGGTAACAACACCATTTGCATCATTAGTAGTAACATTTGCGCCACCCGCGTTTGTGGTAACATTTCCAGAATTAATTGTTATGCTTCCCAAATTAGTAGTTACAGTTCCTCCGTTAAGATTTGTGCCAACAATGTTGGAATTTGCTGAAACAATTCCTGCGTTACTAGTAACAGATCCAAAATTATTTCCAACTGTGCCTGTATTAGTTGGCACAACCCCACCAAGTGCATTAGTTGATAATGTTCCAGCGTTATTTGTTACTTCATAATTATTAGTATTTACGGTTACATAATTTGTAGATACAACATTATTATTAGTTGTCACTATTCCGTAGTTATATGTTACTGTGCCATTATTAGTATCAACAGTTCCATTATTAGTATCAACCGTTTGAGTATTAGTTGTAATAACGCCGCTACCTGCATTAGTGACATTTGTAGTGCCGTTGTTGGTGGTGACTGTTCCGTAATTGATTACGGTGTTGTAACTAAAACTTTGAATTTCATCAACCGTATTACCAGCATTGATTTCGCAATCATCGCTTCCAGTTGGAACAGAACCATTTGGAATAGTGCCAGCCTGATCTTGAAACCAGTTGTTTGAGTCGTTCCAAAGTCCAGAACCTTGATTTATGTAGTAAAGAGTCATGCTGTAAATTCTTGGTTACGAACTACCCACCATTTTGAACCATTGTAAATCATCTGGAGAAGTCGAGTGCTGCCAGATGCAACTGCGCCACTAAATGTGGTTCCAGTCGGAGTGACAATGTTAGAGCCAAGAGTGATGGTTCTAATAGCTCCAGAAGCAATCAGGCGAACTTGCCAAAGGCTTCCATCCGAACCACCAGTAGGACTGTTGAGCGTCAAATCGCCCGTCATTGTAATCTGACGATTAGTGCCATCAGTAAAAACCGGAGTTACCGTTGCCGCATAAGTCAAAGAAGTTGGGGCCAAAGAAGTTTGACCCGTTCCACCATTAGCAATCGGCAATGCACCAGTCACATCCGTTGCCAAGTCAATCAGGCCACGAGTAATGGTTTGACCAGAAATCGTAATATAATCCGGTGTTCCAGACAAGGTTACATCGCCTGAGTTTGAACCAGCTAATGTGCCAGATGCGCCATCAGCAATGGTAATACCACTGTTCTGAATGAGTTTGCCAGTGGTTAGATTGAATCGAGCAATCGCATTGTCCGTGGCACTTGCTGGTCCAACCACATCTCCGCTTCCACCACCTCCGCCTCCGCCGCCGCCACTTTGAACTGATTGATAAATACCATACAGAAGCGTTGGAACGCTAACTGGTGGTGGAACATCTAAAGTTTGTGGTGTGCCTGGCATAACTTATGATTGTTGTTGGCCTTGAGATGCCTGCAACGCGCCATAAATGAGCGTTTCGACACTGACGGGCGGGGGTGGAACTGACAATGGATCGTAAGTGATAGAACCCGGATGATTCTGGTTCACAAATGCCACGCGAATCGCATTCCAAAGCGTTGGGACACTAACTGGAGGCGGCACAGACAATGTTTGCAGAGTTCCGGGCATAATTAGATCACTTAAAGACTCCGGCTTTCTTGGCGCGGGACATCATGGCTTCTTCATCGGATTCTTCCTTTTCAGGCATTTTCATCTCGATTTCAATTTCGCCACCTTCTTCTTCACCTTCCATTTCGGAGGTTGGAATAGCGGTTCCGTCGATTTCAGTGAGAGTGATGTTGCCATCTTCATCGGCCATAAACGTGCCGAGAGCTTGGAAGGGTTCACCGGGAGTAGCATCTTCTGGCATTTGCCAGCCTTCAGGAGATTGGAAAGTAAGTTGCATGGATAGTAGGATAGAGAGATTTGATGTGTTTTCAACAAGAAGGCGGGGCCAGTTTTTTGCTGACCCCGCCTCGCGAGCTTGTTATCTCGATTACGAGCAGGCCGTGTTGACCGTCCAGTTGGTCGGGCAGCGGCGGAAGCGGAGAACCGCACCGTATTCAGGGATCACTGGCTGAGCACCGTAGGCAAACTTGCCACGGAAGAAGCCAATGTTCTCGTCCACGTTGCAGGTGCGATCATACTTGTTGATCCACTGGAAGCGTCCGAGGTAGTCCTGCGGAGCGAACTTCATCTCACCAGCTTGAAGCTGAGAGTCAGGGATCGCGAATTTGACGACCTGCTTAGTGACGATGTAGCAGTCTTCGTATTCTGCCGTGAAGTAGGCAGGATTGACGTTGGCTGCATCACCTTTGTTGGTGGCAGGGAGCATGAAGGGAACACGCACCCAAGCACCGCCGACAAGGTTCCAGCGAGCGGCTGCAATGTCGATGGTCATCTTGAAACCGTTGAGGGTGTCAAAAGAACCAGGAGCATTGTTCAGCATACGCACGCGGTCACTGTCCCAGCGGATGTTCTGGATGGTGACGCCATCGGTAGCAAGGGTCTGCTGAGCTTCGTCCGAAAGAACGAGTGGCAGAAGCGGCTGGCCCATCTTGTTGACGGAAAGGCCGTTCTGAATGTCAGCGCCGTTGCGGACGAGGGAGTAGCGGATGTAATCAAGCATTTCGCGCTTCAGCGTGCCGATGGTTCCAGTCGCGAAGGAGCTGGAGTTCACGGTAAGACCGCTGTTGGCGACATACTTGTTAGAGCAGATCGCGGTGAACTGATCGCGGCGTTGATTTTCCCACAGGTAGCGGGAGTAGCCACGCAGGTTGCGAATGAAGGAAGCCGCCTGCTGCACGATGTTGTAGCTCATACGAGCATCTTCAATGCAGAATGGAGGGCTTTCGACAGCCGCAATCTTCAGTTCCATCGAACGACGAGTCTGGGACGGATAGATGGTGGACACCGGAGGTTGGCAAGAGCCACCTTGATCGCCTTCGCCACCGTCATTGAACCCGTAGGTCGTGAACGTCACATCGCTGCCGTAAGGCATCGCACGCTCATAGGTGATGAAGTTCGGGGTGTCACCCATGCCGTTGGGCCAGCGGGTGCGGGAAACGACAGTATCGTTCTGCCAAGGATTCGTGATCCACTGCTTCTCAGAAGGATCGTCAACGATGCGGTTAGCTTCCGTTTCGAGGAAGTTGTTAATATCTGTGCAGGCCATAGTGGTAGTTAGGTTAGGGGTGTTGCCTATTCAGGCGGGTATTTGAGTTGAGTTGAAGAACTTGATTTCCAGACGTTCTCCGGTTGGCGACATGCCAGCGGTGTCCAGATCGTTCCACTCCGAGCCAGAGTGATTAGTAGCTCATTTACCCTTTTACCTAGCGAGCCTCCAAGGAGCGTGGGTAACGCTTTTTAGCTCAATGCGATTTTTCACGTTTTTCCCGTGAATGTCAATAAAAAATTTTACAACTCCTCTCTTGCAATCTTATCCTAAACATCGACATCATTCTATCACATGATCCCATCTATCTATATCCGCATTGACCAACCTGCTGTTGGTTCTCAATTCAAATTTGACGCTCAAGTAGTTGTTGGAAACGACTCCACAGGAGATGTTACTGGTTTTCGCTCTCCCGTTTTTGAAGTTGGTGATGAGCACGAATCTTTCGTGACCCTAATGCAAAAAGTCACACAAGCCGTGCTTCAATATCGCGATTTCCGCAAAAAGGCAACTGAGCAGGACTTTCACCTGCTAAATCAGCAAGGAGAGCCTGCTCAGGAAACGCCCGTTATCGTAGTGCCTTGAGCCTTACGATTGACTCATGTGGGCATTAAACCGCGCCATGATGCTGTCAAAGTCATAGCCTTTAGGCATATCATCCGTGGAAGATGATTGTGGAGTCTGTGTGCTACTTGGACGTGGAGTGGCTGCAACACGGCTTTTCACAGCCTGTTCAAGCTCACTAATCTTGGCATTGCGTTCATCTAGTTGGCGAAGCAAGTGCGGTAGAATTACACTGGCGCGAGCAGCAACAGCAAGGCTGGCTGGATCACGTTTGATTTCTGCCTTTTGAATGGCTTCAAGCAACGCTTTGTTATCCTTGATGAATGGGATCTTCTCTTGAATCAACTTGTTTGCAGCTTCGGTGGCTGCTTGCAGTTGACGTTCTTCATCTTCTTTGGCCTTACGAGTTTTTTCTTGTTCCAAGAATGACAGTTCCTGTTTGGCCTTCTCTGCATTCTCAAACATTTCGGCTGACTTACGAAGAAGTTGTTGAGTCTCGCGAGCCTTGGCAACCAGTTCGCCAGCATCAATGGGCGACCATCCATCAGTCACTTCGCGCAAACGGCGGCGTTGCTCAACTGGATCATTGATCGCCAGAACAGAT